GTTAGCTGAATTTGTAATACCGTATGTTACCAACTCTTCTGCATAACCATAGTTAGCACAACCAGTCATTCTCATCACAATTCTTACATTCTCATCTCCTAATGTTTCAGAAGTATCAATCAATTTTACAGTATTCATATCAGAAACCAATCCAGTACCGAAATACAAGTTAGATTTTTGACCTGCAATAGCAACGTTAGAAGCTAATCCCTCTGCCAATACGATTTTAACACCGTCAATAGACAAAGCTTGGTTTGAATACCACATTGTACCGTTAGAACCAACACCGTTAGCACCTAATCCACTTGCACCGAATCCACCCAAAGAAGCGATATAAGCATAGTACATATTAACTGGCAAATAGATAAACATATCTTCTTTTGCGATAATAGTTGCAGGAATTTGAGCAACAATTTTACGAAGCTCTACAAGTACGTTACCAGCATTTACAGTTGTTCCTGCAATTTCTTGAGCTGGTGGTAAAAGTGCATCTACAGCAATCTGAGTACAAATTCCGTCATATTGACCTGAAGTTCCAGTAACACCTCTCCAAAAAGAAATTTCATTTTCTTGAGCAACTTGCGAAGCGTAACGTGCAAGGATAAAATCAGCAAAACTTGGCGCTAATGTATCGAATGCTGAAATTCCCATTTCTTCACTCATCCAATCTGAATGAAAATCTTTTTTACAAAGTTGTTGGTTAACTTGTAATTCTTTTGGAGTCAAAACTCTTTCAGTCAAAGTAACCGAACCAGTTGCAGTAAAATCGCATGAAGCGTCTTTTAATAGACCACCAGTAGCGACTTTCTTAATAACTTCTTTGTACTTAATGTTTGGTTTGATTGTAACCAGTTGTTTGTCCAAAGTTGGTGCTGACAATAACGCTGTAGCGATGTATTGTTGCAAAAATTTACCAGCATACGTGGTAGTAATTGATGTTGTTGTTGCCATTTCTTTTAAATTTTAAAAATGTTAGTTAAATAATTTTCTTCTTATTCTGTCTTCAATAGTTTCCATTTTACCAGAACCGTATTGAAAGTTAGATTTCTCTACTTTGTTTTCAGGATTGAACTCAATTTTCTTTGGTTCTACTTCTTCTGTTGAAAGTTCAACTTCAACTTTTTTCAAAGATGCTAATTCAGTTTTCAAAGCTTCGATTTCCGCTTTTAATTCTGTAAGTGCTTCGCTTGAAAAATGCGTCTCCTTAGTCATTGTTTCAACTGTTTTCTTTGGAGCTGATTTCGGAGCTTCTGCTTTCGCTTCAACTTCTTCTTCTACTTCAGGAGCTTCAGGCATTTCTTCTTCTACTTCAGCTTCTTTGATTTCAGCTATCATTCCTTCTTCAGTTACTGATAAGATCATTCCATTTTCAAGTTCGTAATCTCCAACTGGCAAAGGGATCATTTGTTCATCAACTGTCTTAATAAAAACTTCTTGACCTGCTTCAAAGCTATTTGCTTCAAGTACCGTTTGACCATCTGCCAAAAGCATTGATTCTAATTTTACTTCCATTTGTAAAATAGTTTTAAATTTATTTATGATTTCTTTTGCATTCATATTTTATAGACTTAAGTATTTATTACTTGTTACCTTTTTAGTGCGTGTGAACCGTTGTAACTGGCTGTGTAGTGTTAATTACAGTGCTTACAGTTTGATTTAATGGACTGCCTATTCCTTGATTCTGTAAATCTCCGTTACAGCATTCAGAATTATAAGTTCCGTCATCGCAAAGGCAACCACGCTTACCGCTTTTAGGGCTTGTTTTACTTTTTGTTTTCATGATAAATTACAAAGATTTCTTAATGTTTTGTAAAGACTTTAATTGGTCTTGACTAGTTTTAGAATTAGTTTGTAACTCTTTTTCCAAATTAACAATGTTTGATGGTATATCAATACCTAAATCCCTAGTTTTAGCTTTAAAGTCTGCAATTATATTGATTGCACTATTTGATAAAACTGCATTTTGTCTGTACGAAGCCATCATTTCATCAATAGATGCAATCGCTTTTGTTCTTGCAGTATTGGAATTTGCTAACTCTTTTTTTGCATCATTTGATATTTTTGTAATATCATCAACTAATGCTAAATCTACTTTGTGTGAAGCTAAATCTAATTTCTTTGCTTCATAAAGGTTACTGATAATTGTTTCTTCTTTTGTCATGATTATTTATTTATTAAATTCATTAATATATTGTTTTGCTTTATCAGATAATGCGGAAATTCTATCAATAGCAGTTTGATATTTTTTAGGTTGAGGAACTTTTGTTTCATCAATACCTAATGCTTTAACTTTAGAAATAAATACATCTCTATCATTTTTTAATTCAGCTACAATTCTTGGTAATACGTCAATCGAAGTATTTTTTTTAGCTTCTTGTTGAATAGCATAAATTCTATTAGAATAATCTAGTACTTTTTTATATTCACTTTCAGCTTTATTTATTTGAGTATCTATATCAGCAAAATCAGCCAAAAGAACTTCATGAGTTCCTAGTTCAACTTTCTTTGCTTCATAAAGCTTTGAAATAATCTTTTGTTCTTGTGTCATTTTATATTGATTTTAAAATTTCTATTATTTCTTTCAACTGTTTTTCCTCATCACTTTCAACTAAACTCAAATCTAGTTTGTCAATAAAATATCCCTCAATCGAAAATCCTTTTACCTTGCCTAATTTTACTTCCTGCCAAACTTCATCGTTATCTACTTTCATTGAAATAACCCACGTACCTTTTGGAAAACTAAAACCGTAATTTTTTGATTTATCCATTTCAGGATTGTCAACTATCCAACTTTCAACAACAGTCATTCCCTCAATTTTCTGATCGTGGTTTAACGTTGCATTATTTTGTTTTGAGTTTTGAAAAAACATCTCACTGGCTTTCCTTACCGTTTGTTCTGAAAAGTAAATGTAAAATTCATTTCCCTGCTCATCTTTGCGAAAAATCTCTTTGTTAGGAATTAAAGATGCACCCATCAATAAACGCTTTTCAGCATCAATCTCTTTTAGTTCAACTTCATGCTTTGCAAGTGCAATAAAATTCTCTTCAATCGCTGGATTTAAAACAACCGAAACAGCATTTATTCCGTTCTTTTCTGAATTTTCATCAATTACTAATTCTATAATTTTTTTCTTATTCATACCTATTGACTTTTAATTTATCCGAATGTTGCGTTTTTAATATGGTTTCTGTCTAATTGCTGACTTGTTGTAACTTCAGCCGAAACAACATAAGCTTTAATCGGTGCGCCACCTAAACCGGCTAAAGGATTTGCACCAGCGTTTCCTACTATCTGAAAACTCGGTGCGCTACTTGTTACCGTTTGTCCTGCAGTACTTGGTGGGGCTGAATTATTACCACCGCCACCGCCACCGCCACCGCCACCTTCAAATTTTGTTCTTGCTATTTTTGCAACATTTGCAAGACCTGAAGTTATTGCTATTCCTGCAGCAATAAATGGTTGAGCTGGAAATAAAACTGTTTTTGGATTTGCTGCTGCACTTGCAAAAATTGCATTTGCACCCAAATAAGTTGAAACTATTGCTTGTGCGATTGATGCAGCTTTATTTATTTTAAATGCTTTTCTTGCATCAGCTTCGCTTTTACCTAAAAACATAGTTGCAATATCAGCTATAACATTTATTGCATCCGATGCCATTTGAATTTTAGCAACTTTTATATCATTTTCTAATGCTATTTTTTTTGATGCTATTTCCTCATCAATAACTGCAATGTCCCTTGCTTTTGCTTCTGCAATTATTTTTTCTTGTTCTGCATTTCCCCTTGCCGCTTCTTCAAGTGCAAAGTATTTTTCATTAACCGCATCAATTTGATTTTGGTATTGTGTTTTTGTTGCCTGAGTATTTAGTTCTTGTAAATCCTCAATCTTTTGTAAATATTCATTTTCTAGATCAACTTCATTTTGCCTTGCTTGTTTTTTAGCATCAAGTATTATTTGATTTTCTAAGTCTAAATATTTTTTAGTAATTTCATTTTTTTCTTTTTCTTGAGCTTCAAGTATTAATGTACTATCCTGCTTATATTTTTCAGCATCTTTTAACGCTTGTGCATACTTTTCTGTTACAGCCTGAAGTTCTTGTTCTTGTTGACTTTTTAAACTAGTTAAATACTCTTTTTCAAGTTCCTTAATATTTGCAAGTGCATTATTTTTATCTTCCTCTAATTGCTTTCTATGTTCATCGTTTCTTGCTTTCCTTTCGTTTGCTAACTTAATTTCACTTTCGGATTTAATACCGTTTGCTTTTTCAGTTGTTTCTGCGGAATTCATTGTAGCAAACGCAACTTTATTTATAGAATTAATTTCTTTGTCCAGTTGTTTTTCTCCCTCTTTAAGTCTTTGTTTTTGTTTTTTATCCAAATATGAATAAGCTTCTTCTCTGTACCCAAAAGTAAGTTTTAAACCCGCAACTGATTTATCAAAAAAAGTAGTTTGGTCTTCTAACGATAAAGTCATTTTTTCTGCAGCTTTTTGCGCTGACAATTCAAACAAAGCGTTTGCTTGCGCTCTTAAAGCCATTGCCTTTTGATATTCTGGCGCTTTATCATTATAAAGTTTTTCAGCTTCTGCAAGTGTTGTTGCTTTTCCAAATGAATCGCCTAATGTTTCGTTATAAGTTAATAAGGCTTCTTCTTTACTTATTACCCCATTTTTTGCCATTTTAAAAGCATTACCTACTTTTTGAGTAGTTTGTACTGCTTCTTTTGCTCCTGCAGTATATTGTTCTAAGGTTTTAGTATAGGCTTTTTGTCCCGCACTTGCAAGTCCTACAGCTTCCGAAATATCATCCCAATAAGCTACAACCGTACCCAACAAAACAACAAACGCTCCAATCCCTGAAGCTAATAAAGCTCCTTTAATTCCTTTGAATGTATCAGTAATTACTGCTCCTAACTTTTTAAATGAATCTCTAGCTTCTAATACACCTTGAATACCTTGTGAAAGTGCCATTGCTGACTGAACTTTCAAAATCATTTTTTCAGTATCTTCACTCTCAACTCCTATTAAACCAAGTGAACCTTGAAAAGCTGAAAATCCATCAAGTGCGCCACCAATAGAACGAGTTAACGCATTAAATTTTCCGTCTGGATTAAATGAATCCGTTAAATCTTTTGCTTCTCCAATCGCATCTTTTAATTGAGCTGCTCTTTTAGCCGCTTGAATCGCTTCCTTTGATGTTTCCCCAAACTTTTCACTTAGTGAAACTACTTCAGCTTGAGCTTCTCTTAATTGTGCTTTAATGGATTTCGTTTGTTGTTCTACTTGGTCGAAACCCGTTGTTTCCAGTTCTAATTGAACTACTTTCTTTTCCATGATAATTGTCTTTTAATCTTTTTGATTGAATCCTTTGTGCTTTTAGGAACTTCATTAATCCCTTTTGCAATGTCTATATTTTCTGAACAACCGTAAAACTCTGATTGTCGAAGTAAGTCTATAATATTTTTTATCATGGTTCGTAAATTATTAATTTTGCGCTTTCTATTGTGCCGTTTGTAAGTGTTGAATCTATATCTATTTCAATAATATTTGCAGTGGATTTACTTGTATCTATTGTTACTATTGCCTGAGATGTTAATTTTAAAGGGTGTGCGTTATCATTTCCATTTATACTAACATTCGCATCCGTCCAACTTAAATTAACTTCAGAAACTCCGTTTGCAAATTGAATAGGAACTTTTATAACTGGCTCTTTAATTATTGGTTTTGGAGTTTTAATATTGATAGGTCTAAAATCATTCAACAAAACAAAATCCACTTCAGTATTGGATAAATTTGTACTCATGTTATTTATAATATATCGCTTCCCCCCGATTATTAACCTATCGTTTAATCTTAGCCCTATAATAATCCACAAAGGTAGTTTTGTCTTAACATATGTTATTCTATTCTTTTGCTGAAATAAGTTGTTCAAGTAAGTGAAATAATAAACCATGAAATTTGAGTTAGGAATAGTTGTATTAAACAAACTAGAAATATCATTTCCAAAGTTCAAAGAATAGTTAACTCCGTTGTTTATTAAATCCTGCCCGAATGGTAAATAACTTGTTTTAGTAACGTGTGAACCCCCTATGTGAAATTTAAAAGGATCGCATGTAACTTGATCGTATAAATATAGAATAGTTGGTTTTGGAATATACGGTTTATAATCAGGAAATTTTGTTAACGAATAACCTACTTGAATATTTGTTGTTTCAAACTGCTGAAATAATATATTTTCAAAAGGTAACTTAATTGTTAGCTCATCGCCATCGTATGGAAAAACATAATCCAAACTTCCGTATTCACGTGCAAAATTATCAGCGAAAACTCTATTCATAAATGATTCGCTTTTTTCATGCTCAAAGGAAATCTTTTTGTAAAGTTTAACCCTTTCAATATCTATTGTATTAACATCCGTAAATTCTGTTATGTCATAAGTATCTCCAAGCGCATACCAATTTTCAAGTGGTTCTGCTTTCCATGTATTCACTCCATTTCCGTAAATAACCATATTAAACTCCTTAAGCACCCCTGCCACAAAGTCATAAACTTTCATATTTGGCATGTTTGAATTTACGTCTAAGTTTCCAGTTAATACCGTTGTACTTGCATCTGCCGTCTCAAAACCAGTAAAAGGTGTAACAGTTCCGCTTACACTTTGTAAACCGCTAAAAGTTAAAATAACTTGCACATCGATATTCATTGCAATATCTGCTCTAAGCTTGAAAGTAACATTTTGAGAAAGTCCAACAACATTTTGAACTTGCATTATATTTACTATTCCAGTTCCTTGAGCTGTTATCGTTGTTTGTAAAACACTGTTTGAGTAAACTTCAATATAAAAATTAGAACCTAAAACAGTTGGAGTACAATCTAAACTAATGTCCCATTGACTAGAAAGATAAATAGTTCCACCAGTCGGTGCTAAATATTCAAGCTTAGTCCAATTCATTGTAAGGTCAAAAAATTGAGCATCCGTTGTACTAACTAAATCCACGTCTTTTGTCGAAGTCTTAAAACTAAATACATCTTTATTTTTAAGATATAAATAAGCGTTTTGAAAGTTTTTTGTTTGACTAAATAACGAATCTAAAACAATACCAAAGTAGTTTTGTATTTCTGTAAATATTGAACTTATACGAATAGCTGGAAATAACTCACTTGCATTAATTGCACCGTTATTGTGGTTTATATTATTGCTATTGTCTGGTCCTGCATAATCCCAAACCCTAGATGAACTAATCAAAGGGTAACGTACATCGTATGCGGTGTTATCTACGCACCTTGCAATTACATTTGTTTCGTTATAAACATGCGAATAATCAGTATAATCTAATTCGTTTATTTTTACTTCGCCAAAAATATCTTTTAAAGAAACTAAATCGCCATAAAATGCAAGTTGGTAATTTTGTGGCTGACCATTTATTAAATTAGCTTTTTCAAGTTGTATTTTACCAGTCTTGAAAGGTATTAAATCAATTTCAATATTTGCATTACGTCTTATATTATAATTTAATTGCACATTATTATAAAAATCAACATCGTTGTTGTAAAAATGGTGCATTATTTTATTATTGTTTTCACTTGCAGGAATAGTAAACGATTGAGTAAAATCAGTTTTTGTACTATCAATATTAAAAACATCCTGAACGCTTGATTGTACTTTTATTTGTTCGTCTTCAAACAATTCTAATCTTTGCCCCTCAATATAAATTTGCGCCTTTCTCATTAAATCACATTGTTAATTACATCGTATGCATATTTAAACTCCATTACATAGTTAATCAAATTAATATTTAAAGAATCCTGAATCTCTAAGGTTTTTGTTAAACAAATTGCAGGGCTTCCATTCACTAAAACTCTTTCGCTTAACATTAATTGACGTAAAACTTCAGCATAATCAGCATCAACCCAACCGCTATTGGTTTTAATCCTATCAACTCCGTTAGTGTTAAAAGTTTGTCTTTGCCCCTCTAAAATATCGTAACCTAAAACATCTGATTGCATCAAATTGTATTCAGTAGTTGTAACTTCTAAACTATTATAACTTGCCTTAAACATGAATGTCCTTTGCCACGCTCCGAACTTATTTACAAAGTCAATCGTTACTGGATTATAATAGCATTCGTCTAATGGTTTAAAAATATATTCAGCCAAAAGATTATCACTTACATCGTAAACTGTTAACATGTTTCCGTCTGCAATATTATCAGGAATTACATTTGAAACATCTTCAAAAACATTTGAACTATCTAAAGTTAATATAAAACCATCATTTGTATTCAAATTAATCCATTTAACATAATCTCCAGTATTTGGCTGAATAGTTAATTGTCCTACTTGCCTAAGTTCGTTATCTGCAGGATCGATTGTAATATTGTAAGGATAATAATAAGTTGCTTGATTTAACAAACAAGATCCATTATATGGATTTGCGTCTTCGTTATAATAACCGTACCCAACAACTCCTAAATATTCCTTTGTTTCTAATAAATCTCCGTCTGCATAGGTATCTACTTTTACGTTGCACCATTGTTCTATTGGTGTTGCATAAGCATTCTCATCGTATAAATTTTGCCTTATATCATGGTCTATAAACTCACTAATGTAAGGTGAAATATTGTACCTAATTGTACTGGCTTGAGATGTTGCCGCCTTTGAAAGTATGTAAGTAGGATTTGCCGGTGCGCTACCGTAACCGTTCCAAAGGTAAAGATATATTTCGCTATTTGTTATTCCTGCTTCTTCAATAAATACAAAGAATGGACTTCTTGAATTAATAATAGTTAATGGCATTATTTTAAATCTTTTAATGAAAATTCTATAAATTTATCTAAATCTAAACCGTACTTTGTTATCAGTTGGCTTGGCAATCTTTTGTAATATTTCTCAAATGGTTTTGTAAAAAATAAACTTGGTTTTATTCCGTTAATGTAAATTTTTCTAGCAATAGCAAATTTTAAACCCTCTCTTGATAAAAACTTTCCTTTGTCATCTCTCGGTGCAATTCCTTTTTTAACAATCCATTTATCTAGTGCCTTTGTTGGTGGCATTTTATTTGTATACTTATGCGGTGTATTGTATTTCTTTTTTATCCCTGAAACTCCTTTGTCTTGATAAATTCCGTACTCTTCCATCATGAAGTCAAACTCAAAAGAATTTTTAGAAACCTTAACCTGGCCACGCAAAGATTTTGACAATTTACCGAAAGTATCTTTACGCATATTTTTAAGGTTATTTCTGCTTTCCTTAATAACAGCGTTTTTAAACTTTTCCAGTTCTTTGCGTACTTCGATTAACCTTTTGCTTTCTTCCATTGCGCTTGTTCTACTTTTGCTTTATCACTTTCAAAATCTAATTTGGCTAAACATTTAAGAAGTTGTAATTCCGTAATTTCGTCAAATCTTCTAACATCTCCGTTAGCGAGTTTATCGATTGAGATATACCATCCCCACTTAGTTGAGAATTGTGTTTCAATGCTGAAGTCATCGTTTTCGTTTGCATCAGTTTGCCCAAATAAACTAGGGAATGCTTCAATAATTCGACCTCTAAACTCCAAAAAAAAACCTTTGCACCAAGTACAACGTTTAACGGTGCGCTTTTCATTACCTCTGCGTAGGTGTTTGAACCTTGATATGGTTCTATATCGTAATAATCTTTTTTGTTCTTTATGATAGGTCTAAACATTACAGCCATTGCTTTATGCAAGTCCTTATTATCTTTTAAATTATTTTCTAGATCAATATATTCTCCAGTAGAAATTGTTTCTAAATTTGGAATAAATCCAAACTCAGTTTTACCAATAAAGAAACGGTTTACAAATTTGTGTTTATCTGTATTGAATAGGTTAACCATGTGCGAAACAATATCCGCAACATCTGTAAACTTCATAAATTGTACGTTCTGCATAGGTATATTGCAAAACAAAGAAACTATCTTTTGAGATAAAAACTCTTCGTCTGTATTATTTTCAGTTGCTTTTAGGAACTCCTGGTACTGCAATAACGAAACTTCGCTTAAATCACTTGGTAAATTAATCTCAATCTTCATATTAAATAGACTTTTATTTTGTTTTTATGTATCCCTTAGTAAACGTAAACCTTAGAACTTAACCCACCGCTTAATTGATAGCTTACAGCGTATCTAAGCGCATCTAAGCAATGATTGTACATATCTATTGGTGTTTTACTTTTACGCTCCAACCAACAATAATTATTTAACTCTTTTATCATTTCAATACTTTCAGGATCTATAATCAATGCGTAATCCTGAAGTAAAGAAATTCCGTAAATTACTGAATCTGGTCCTTTGACTGCTCCAACTATATTAATCTTTGTTTGTAGTTCTGCAATTAAACGTGGTTCTGCGCTATCTGCCACGATTAAATTACGATTAGCATAGTTTGTATTCAGTTGTAAAATATCGCTCGTTGTAAGATGCGTTTTATAGTAATGTAATTTACAATAAATTTTCTTGTTTGCTTTGTCAATCGAAGTTTCAACTAATGTAGTCGGATCATTACTGAATCCAAAATCTTGACCGAATACCGAAGTACCTACATTCTCAAACTTTCCAATGGACCAATTCGTGAATATTACACCCTCTGCTTTGTCTAGCCAACCCCCTAATATTTGATGATTATATTTAGTTGGATGCTTAACTTTCATTTGCTCTATCTCGTTAACAAATGATTCAGGCAAGTGCTTAATGTTATCTAAGTACGTTGTATGTATGTAAGTAGTATCTCCAATCGTTCCGTTAAAACCCTCGCTTATTCCTTTTTCTTCAAAGAATTTTTTATAAATCCAATGTTCCTTAGTACTTGGATTAAGTATTAAAATAACTCTATTCTGTTTTTTGTTGCTACGAATAGATAAATTAATTTTATCAAAGGTGTTTTCATTTGTTAACTCTTCAGCTTCATCAACTATCCAATCCGTTATACCTTGCAATGATTTTAAGTTAGCCGTTTGATCGCCTGAACTTGTTTTAATACCACGAAATAAAATTTCACTACCTGACAACCTATTATAAATTTCTGTTTTGTTAATTAGAAAGTCTTGTTCACGTTGCATCAATTCTATTTTTTCCTTAAACTCTGGAATAATTGAAATATGCGCACTAGTCATTGTGTGCCTTGTGAATAGAATCTTTGTGTTTGCCTCGTATGAAAGTAATGAAGCAAATGAATTTAAAGCAAATGATTTTGAACTACCACGTCCACCCGTTATAATAAAATAACGAGACGTTGAATTAAATAATGGTTTGAATTTATCATTTAGAACTATCAAAGCTGAAAATATCTTTTAACTCAAAATTATTTATTGTGTGTGTAGTGTCAATCGTTTCTTTTGGTTTGCCAAATAAATGTTCTGCCAAAAATATTTGACCTCTTTGAGTAGAATATAAATCTGCAATAAATTTTAGTTTAGCTTCCTCATCTGTATCAACTGAATGATATCCTTTAAGTGCTTTAACTATTAATTCAGTGACTTTCTTTTCTTCTGCAACTGGTTTGCGTCCTGCTCCCTCTCTTGCTCCACCTTTTCCTGCCATTGATTTTTTTTTGTTTATTCAAATAATTAATCTTTGTATTCGTTGTAAACTGTTTTTAGCTCATTAATTATTTTAATCCAGCATGAAGTACAATTAGTCGCTTCTTGTTTTGAATTAAAAACTCGTTTGTACATCCTTAACAATTCGTTTTGCTCACTAGGTTTTAAAGTTGTAACTGGCTTCTTAAAAAATTCGTGTAAATAGTTGTATTCACTTTCTTCCAGACAAAGTGGTTTTGAGTATGGAAACAAATTATTTAACTTTGCTTTTCGCTGATCGCATCCACAATCTTCGCCTAGTATAAACTTCGCTACTTTTGCTATTCCAGTTGCTTCTAAAACATTTTCAACTGTATCTCCTAATCCTTGTGCTTTTTTTCTTGGTCTTCCCATTATTTCTTATTTTTTAATTCTTGATACATTTTGCTTAATTCGTATAAATCGTTCCTAAGCATTCTATTTTCTTCTATAATATGCTCGTTTGATTTCCACAAAGATTTGTTTAAGCGTTTACTTTCTGCAATTTCATTATGTAAATTAATGATTGCATCGTTTATAATTTTAAATATTTCTTTCATTTCATTTCGTTATTAACTCGTTCAACTATTCTGTTTTTGCAGTTTGTCAAAGTTGTATGAATACTCCTTACACTTATTCCAGTTGCTTTGTGTATTTTTCTTATTGACTTTTCGTGTATTGTGTAAACTTCATAAAGTTTTTGATCGTAAAAGTCCCAACTTTGAATTTCGCTATCAATTATTTTATTCAGCTCATTCTTTTCAATATCAAAATTTAAATCATTGTCGCTAAAATTTTCTAAAACTTCAACCCCAACTTTTAATACCTTTGATTTGCTTCTTTGTAAATCGTAAAATAAGTTATGAAGTATTGAATAAATATAGGAAACGTTTAATTTATCATTCCTGATCCAAACATCTTTGTCTTTGTGTGCATGAACTTTTAAATACATTTCCTGAACTATATCTTCATGAAAATCTACTTCGCCAAACGACCTAACAATCCTTATCCAATCGTTATGCTTTTCTGAAACAAGTTTTAAAAGTTCGCTCAAAGTATAAAATATTTATTCAAATGTACAACTTTATTTCTATTTAGGCATTACTCCGCTACATTTAGCAACTATTGCAAAAATAACAACTATTGCTACTCCAAAAATCATTCGCTCAAAGTTTTTACCGAGCGGTTCGTTTCTGTTAAATTTTCTCATAATTTTTCGATTTCTTGTTTAACTTCTTCCCAATATTCAATATGATTATCAAAATATTCTTCTGACATATCACAACAATCAACATCTAATATCTCATCAACTGCAATTAAAGCGCATGTTTTAGCAGCGTATTTGTTTGCTATAAATCCGTCTAGTTCGTCCCATTGCATAGTTGGTTCATTAAACCTTTGCATTAACTCTAGTGCTTTTATTTTAGCTTCCATAAACTAACTCAATTAATTTTGTTAAATCTCTTACATCTCGAATACCGTACAATTCAAAAGTATTTAAATGAACTACCATATCACTTTCTGAAAAATACACTAAAATATCTTTATAAGACCATGTTTCTAATACTTCTTCATACTCAAACTCTAGGTTTTGTAATTGTGCCGCGCTAATCATTGTACTTTGCGTTTAGATATTTCACGCCAATTTGAAGTTCCTTGAGGTGTATCAATCCAATCAAAAGCAAAGTCTATAAAATCTTCAAAACTTTCTATTTCTGAATCCATGTATTCGTAAAAATCATCACAATTTA